AAGCGTTGCTTTACGCGGACAATGGGACTAAAAGTTTTTACAGCCCCGCCATTAGCCATTTTTTTGGTTTTTCCCGCTTTAGACAAGGCTATCGCCACAGATTGATCCTGGGGATAACCTTCGTCTTTAAGCTTGCTAATATTCGAACCAATAGTCTTTTGACTATTACCACGCATTAAAGGCATGACGCTCTCCTAGCAAATGTGAAAATCACCGCCACGAAGCATAGCGCCCATGCCGCGACTCTTCCCAGTTGTGCAAATACCTTTTTCGGTATTAGGTGTTTTTTCTGCTTTAGCCATAGCATACGGTATGCGGCCTTGGCCTTTTATGTCCGCATAATTTGTGGCTTTCGGAGCTTTTCCGGGAGCGCTTCCGTTACATTTTACTGTTCTCATGATTGAGTTCCTCTGTTAGTACGTAATCGTAATAATTCTCTTTCAGCTTGTGCATTCAACCGCTGAGCTGTCATTTGTTCCTGGCTTTGTAGCCTATCATCAAACTGACGACTACGTTCCATCATCTTCTGTCGCTCTAAGTCTAGCTTAGCCTGACTTTCTTGGATATCTGCCATAGTCGCTTGCTCTTTAATACCGATTTCCTTCTCTTTGAGCGCGATCAACGGATCTGGGCCGGGCTCTTGTTGCTGGCCTTGACCCGCAATTTGCATGCTCATTTGACGCAAGGCTTGCAACTCTTGAGCAATGTTTTGCGCGATCATCATTTCAATTTCGAGCATTTGATCATCGTTAGGCGGTTGTCCCTGGCTTTGCTGCATAAATTGCATCATGGCCATTTCTTCAGACTTGATCTTAACGTGCTCCGTTACATGCTTTTGCAAAGCCATAATTAACGAAGGCGTCTGTGCGGCAATGGGTGAGGCACTCAATAACAAATGCGACATGATATGCGCGTCATGGTTCTGACCATCAAACGCCTTCATATCAACATTTTCCAATGCATCGATGTGTTCCTGAGCCGGATCTTTAGGAATCGGTTGTTCCGTACTAGGCTGATTTAACAGCTTATCTACGTCTTTTACACCTAAAGCATCATACATACGACGGAACGCTTCATGCATATTGTGCATTTCAGGCGCTTGAGTGGCCATTTGTAGCTGAGATTGCGCCAGGGCAATACGCTGAGCTTGAGAGAAGATATTAGGGTTTGAAACCGGAATTACGTCTACACGATCATCAAAATCAGACGCCATAACCGTTTGATCCCCGCCTTCTACCGAAAAAGGATATTCCTGGGGCAAAGATTCATGCATTACTCGGGTCAAAAGTTTAAATTCTTGACGCATGGCGTAATGCAGGCGTTTATGTACCGCACTCATCACGCGGCTACCCTGCTCAAGCATGGCTACCGTCGTACCAACCGCGGCATTCTGGTTGCCATCGCCTACTTTAAGGTCAGTAATAGTGGCAAACCGCTTACCCGCATCAACGACAAAGCCTAATAGTTGAAATAAAACCGTATCTGGGCCTTTAAACGGCAAGGGCATCAAACTTTCACGGATCGCGCCGCCTGGAGCGTCTACATCACGGAATTCTCCAGGCTGTAGGGGCTCAGAATCGTCCCGTATACGCATGCCACGCGCTTTAAAGCCCGCGGGAAGGTTAGACAACGTCCCGGCATCAATAAGCTGCCTGAGCGCCGCTGTAGCGGTCCTAGAAAGACCGCCTATTGTGTGAATTAAGCCTAAACCGTAGAAACCAAAGCCCGGTAAGAACTTATAATGCACAAAATATTGTATTTTCTTGCGATCTTCGTCGTCTTCCGCGTAATTTCGACGGACAGAAAGCACTGTGCCACTGTTTTCGACCACTGTGACGATATAAGGCAGTTTTATGCCTGTTTCTTCACCTTCTTCATCCGTGTCTTCAAACCCTTCAAGGTCCAATTCTACGTGGAATTCTAATAAAGTAACGTCATAATCAATATTTGAGGCATGCATACCTTGAATATGGTCTTGCTCGTCTTCTAACTCGCTAGAAGTATTCTGACCCGGCAAGACGGGAACGTCTAAGTAAAAACCAGACACTTGTAACTTGCGCAATTGGTTTAAAGGCATGGATAACACGTGAGTTATACACGGGCAGCTCTCCAAGCTAGACGTTTCGTAAGGCACCACCAAATGTTCTGCGGGTACAAACTTACTTACCGCTCTGTTTAGAGCTTCATCAAAGTAAACTTTTTTAAACGTAGACCCCGCCAACGGTAAAAAGAACAACATTTGATCGAAATCAGGCGTGTACTCTTCCATTACATTAGTAATGTAATAATTCATAAACTCTTTAACACGACGAGCTTGCTGCTCTTTCTCCCTGGTCGGCGCGCCTAGTACAGAGGTGCGTACAGGGCCGTCCGGGGGCAACAGCTCGTTAAACGCTTGCGCTTGGAACTGGGTCGCAGCTTCGGCTAAAAGGGGGTGTGTGACGCCTGTGGAGCCTCTAAAGGGCAGCGTACGCTCCTCGTACGTGAAACCTAGCAAGTCTAAGCCATCTCGGTACGCATCTTCCCAATCTTGACGTGACGCTTTATTAGAGTCGTACTCGCCCATAAGATTGTTAGCCATACCGCCAAGGAAACCTCGGTCCATTTCTTCGGCAAGGTTACGGCTGAAATCGCCTTCGTCTATGTCCCGCATGGATGGATCAAAGTCTATGGTCACGCCACCGTCTTCGTCTTCAATGATCTCTATGTCCATACCTTCGCTAGGCATGCGCTCCATAGCGTTAGGCGCGGCAATGTCCATCTGATCCTCAATAGAAAGCTCTATCGGGTCCTCCCGACGCTCCATCATAGGCGTTATGCTGTCACCGTTTGCCATCTTAGTTACCTTTGCGGTTTGTTAATGTTCCACGTGGAACATATTATACATCAGGCGGGGCCAAAGTAATCATCCATACCCGATACCCCTGTTTCTTTGTATTTTTTGTACCCTTCTCGCAAGAAACGCGGCGTGTCCTCGATCAATACACCCACTTCGTCGTAAAGCGAGAACAACTTATCGTAGTCTTTAGCCTTTATATTGGAGTTTGAGGGGCCATGAATTTGATTGCCTGAGGGCTTCGGCCTGTCAGGATCATCGAAGTCAATTTCCACGGTCAGTCGCGGACGACCCGTTTCGTTGTTTCGTAAAGAAAAAATTCCAGCTCTTCCGGACTTAAAAGCTCTTGGTCCGCCAAGGTTGTAGTCCTTTTGATCAAAATAACCGCCGACAGAATGGTCCATTAAAGCGCCTTCAAGCCTCGTGTAGACGGGTTTAGTTATTCTATACCAGCCTTCGTTTCCAAAGTCGTCCACTTTTACAACACCCTTTTTCAATAAAAGCTCAGGGGAAATATCACCAAGGTCTCTTTCAAGGATAGTTTCAGGGTAGTAGTTTTCGCCCGTTGCTTTTAATCCACGGGTTCCTTCTTCAAATCCATCGGAAAGATTTACAATTTCCGCAGACTCTGCTGAATTAAAGTTTTTTTGAGCATTTTCTATTATATCTGGGAAAGACATGTTTTTTAGTTTATCCGGGGGTATATCAGCTATCCCATCAACTATATTTTCGGGACGTAGGAAACTTAACATTCCTCTTCTGGGGCCAGTGCCAGCCCCTAACCCATACTGATCTATATCATAAATGAGTTCCCCTTTTTCTAGCGCTGTAGAAATAGAAGGATTGTCTAAAAATTCCGTATATTCTTCTGGATCGAGTGAATGTCGGGGAGTCCCGAGAAAACTTTCACGCTCCGGAAATTCTTGTGCTAAACGATTTTCTAAGGTCGTGACGGTTTGCCCAAATTCTTCGGGTGTAATGCTTTTTTCTTCTAGCATCCTTCGCGCCGTTTCAAAAGCCGTTTGACTGTTTGTTTTATTTGCGGGAGAAATAAGCTCAAGCGGAACACCTTCATCAACCATAGCATCTATCATTGAACCGAGAAGCCCGCCCTTGTCTTCGAAGTAATCCAAAGTTGTTTCAGCTCTTATACCGGTGTTTGTGTCATACAACCTTTCAAAGCGTTCTAGAGCCGGTGTTACTCTTGGGCCCCCTTTTTTAAAAGTAGCGTAATCATCTCTTGCTTGTTTTAAAATATCAGGCGTTAAGCCTCCTGCAAAAGTGGGTTCTATATTGCCTTCCAGGATTTTAATACGTATAGGGTCTTCACCCGTGCCGTAAAGCTTTTTAAAATAGTTTTCAGCGCGCTTGGCAACACCCATTGCCAGCTCTTTGTCCACATTATTATTTGTTGTTAAATTAAACGCGTAGAAATTTGGAAAATTTTCTTGAATAGATTCCGAATAACCTGAATCGAAATCTCGCATGAAATTAGGACTTAACGGGTTGTCTCCTTCTAGCCCAGGAACAAACACGCCGCCTTTAGGCTTCATGGCCATACCGGCCATGACGTCAGTGCCTATGTCCACGCCAGGCATAGCCGCGCCACCGCCCATGGTTTCCATAGCAAGCTCGATTGTTTCTTCCGGAGTTATTTGCTTACCTTCTAAAGCCGCTTTGGGTGCTAACGTAGCTTTTAAAAAGTCGTAAGCGAAAGAAGGGAAAGCCGCTTCTTTCTCACCGCTCCGCCTGATTGCGACAGGTGCCAGTGTGCGATCTAACCCGGGCTCTAATCCCAACACTTCAAAAGCATACTGCTCGAGCGGCGTGGCTTCGTCCAAGCGCTGCTGCAAAGTAAGGTTAGATTGACCCGTATCTACTTTAGGCTCTTCACGGTAAGGTGTGCCGTAAAAACTACCGCGGCCCTCTAAGACAGAAGCTGGAACCTTATCGGGTGGGCCCCCGTCTTTAAGACCCTGCACCCCGGCAAGCACGTCAAAAGCCGTTACGTCAGGGCCAGAGCCACGAATGTCTTCAGCCGTGCGGCTCAAGTCTTTACCCGCGATCAACGGCTCACCTGCTCTCAACCGAGACAGCGCACCCTTGTTATCTATATTGGCTATGT